TAAAGCAGGTGTTACATCTGAAATGGCTTACCAAATCGCAAAAGCAGGTAAAGAACTGAAACGTGATATGGAACTAGACATGACAGGTAAACAAGAAGCAGCAGCAGGTTCTTCAGGCACAGGTCGTGCTTCAAGAGCATATGAATCTTGGATAACTACTAATGAGCTTCATGGTTCAGGTGGTTCTACAAGTGGTTCAGGTGCTGTAACAGACGGAACACAAAGAGTTCTTACTGAAACACTTTTAAAATCTAGCTTGAAAAAATGCTATGATGAAGGTGGAGATCCTGACTTATTGTTAGTTGGTTCATTCAACAAACAAAAAGTATCTGGATTTACAGGTAACTCAACTCGTATGGACATGGCAGAAGATAGAAGTCTTGTGGCTACTATTGATGTTTATGTTTCAGACTTTGGTGAAGTAAGAGTACAAGCAGACAGAATCTTAAGAAGTTCAGGAAGAACAGCACTTGTTGTAGATACAGAAATGTGGGCTACAGCGTTCTTAAGACCTTTCCAAGTACAAGACTTAGCGAAAACTGGTGATGCTGAGAAGAAACAATTATTAGTAGAATATACTCTAATTGCTAAAAACGAAGCAGCAAACAGCAAAATCGCTGACTTAACTACTTCATAATAAACTTTTCATATACCTCACTATATGACAGGGGCAGGTTTTTAATTATTTTCCCTGCCCCACCCAAGATACATTAATAATGACCTTGAAGAACGTATCGCTTCGGAACGAGGGTTATTAATACGGAGACTTTAATGAGAACATTAAACGATTATTTTTTAACAGCAGAGATAGAAGATATCTCTACTGCATCTAGCACATTTGTAGCAGTACCTGATGGTGGCCGTATCATCAAGATTATTACTGCACTACAAGGAGCTATTGGAACTGCTAATGGTGGAATTAGTTTTGAAATTGGTGGTACTGCTATTACTGGTGGCGGCATTACAGTAACTCAATCAGGTTCAGCAGCAGGTGATGTAGATTCAGCAGAACCTACAGCACTCAACAGAGTTGAAGAAAATGGAACTATTGAAATGCTTACAGATGGTGCATCATCGAACACAGTTAAACTATTAGTAACATTTGTAATTAGGAGATAAGCATGAGTAGTTGGAGTTTTGGACAAAGGGTTATAAAAAACCAAACAAGAACTGTTAATACAGGTTCACAAGTATCAGATGCTTTTACAGATGGCGTAGTCTATGTAAGATGTACTTCTGATACAACAGGTGTGTTTATAGCATTTGCTAAATCGCCTACTGCTGCTGTAGCTACAGGAATAAGATTGGTAGCAAATGAACCTAAAACATTTAAAATAGACAATGCTGAAAAACTTGCAGCTATTATTGCAAGTGGTACAGCTAGTGTCTTTATTGAGGAACTTAGTGAATGAGACGAAAACTTGGAGATGGTCAAACATTTTTATTTTCAGAACACTCAGGTGAATGGGCGATTAATACCAGGTCTCCTGATTTAACTAAACTACTTGATAGCAATAAAAGATTACAACAGGAAGATCATAGCATAAAAGATGAATTTCGTTTATCTGCTAGGATTCCTGTTGCAATTTACTATGAGTGGAAAAGCAAATTTGGCGTAGATTTATATAATAAAAATCATAAAGACGCAGTAAGAAAATTATTAAACAGTCCTGATTACAGGTACTTAAAAACAACATCTAGGATAATATAATGGCAATATCGAATTATTCAGAACTTAAAACAGCAATAGCTAGTTGGTTAGACAGAACTGACCTTACAGATATTATTCCTGATTTTATTGCACTTGCAGAAACAAGGCACAAAAGAGATTTTAAAATAAGAAGAATGGAAACTAGAGTTACAACTAACACAATAGATGGCTCTGAGTTTTATACATTACCTGATGATTATGTTGCTATGCGTAACATCAAATTAAACACAGATCCTAAAACACCTTTAGAATTTTTAACACCTGAAATAATGGACAGACTTAATGCAGGTAGTTCAAAAGGCACACCAAAGGCATATGCAATAAAAGGCAATAATATAGAACTAAGACCTATACCTGATGGCGTATATCAGGTAGAAGTATCCTATTACAAGCACTTTACAGCTTTATCTGATTCTAATACTACTAATGACATGCTCACACATCACCCTGATGTATATTTATATGGTGCATTAGTAGAAGCAGAACCTTATTTGCAAAACGACAAAAGAATACAGGTTTGGTCAGGATATTATGATAGGGCAAAACAAGATATAATAACTTCAAACGAAAGAGACAGACACTCAGGAACGACTCCTGTAACAAGAATTGATTACGGATTATATTAATGACTACATGGACAGTAGTAGCTGAAACAGCAGCAGGATACATAGAAACAGAGGATAACCTTTTTGTTTTAGCAACAGAAAATGGTGAATTAATTAGATTAGATGATGCAAGTGGTATAGATGCTGATGACTGGCAAGATGTTTCTCCACCTGCTACAACAACCTGGACGATACAATAGATGGCAACTAAAAAAATATCAGAACTGACCACGACCACTACCCCATCGAGTAGTGCGTTATTTCCTATAGTACAAGATGGATCTACACTTGCTGTAACACTCGCAAATGTAGCAGCAAACATGCCTACAATATCTGTTGCAAACTTAACAGCAGATACTCTAACAGTTACAAATAATGCAACTATTGGTGGAGACCTAACTATAACAGGCGATGACCTGACGATGGGAACAAATACAAGTGGTGCTGCCCTAATAGCTGATGGAACGAATTTTAACCCTGTAGTTATATCAGGAGATATTTCTATAGGAACATCAGGTACTGCTGCTATAGGAAGTGGCGTTATTGTAAACGATGATGTTAATGCAAGTGCAGCAATAGCTTTTTCTAAGATGGCAGATTTGACTGCATCAAGAGCATTGGTATCAGATGGTAGTGGAGATGTATCAGTATCAGCAGTTACATCAACAGAGATTGGGTACTTAGATGGCGTAAGTTCTGCAATACAAACACAATTAGATGGCAAAGCGTCATCAACTTATGTGCCTACAACAATTACAGTAGCAGATGAATCAACTGATACTACATGCTTTCCGTTATTTGTTACAGCAGCAACTGGCGACTTAGCTCCTAAATCAGGAAGTAACCTTGCTTTCGATTCTAATACAGGTGCTTTAACGGCTACTAGCTTTGTTGGGAACTTGACAGGAAATGTTACAGGAAATACAAGTGGCTCATCAGGAAGCACAACAGGAAATGCAGCAACTGCAACAGCTTTAGCTACTGGCAGAGAAATTTCTCTTACAGGTGATGTTACAGCTTCAGGCGTATCATTTGACGGAACTGGCAATATAAGTCTATCGACAACGATTGCAGCAAACAGCGTAGCACTTAGCACAGACACAACTGGTAACTATGTAGCAGGAGTAAGTGGCACAACTAATGAGATTGAAGTATCAGGTTCAGGAAGCGAAGGAGCAACTGTAACTATTGGATTACCTGACGATGTAACTATTGCAGGAAATCTAACAGTAAATGGCACAACAACAAGCATAGACACAACTAACTTAGAAGTTGAAGATCCATTAATTAAATTAGCAAAAAACAATAGTGCTGCTGATAGTCTTGATATAGGTTTTTATGGTCTATACGATACATCAGGTTCACAAGACTTATATTCAGGATTATTTAGAGATTCTAGTGATTCAGGCAAATATAAACTATTTAAAGATTTACAAGTAGAGCCTACCACAACAGTAAATACAAGTGGTACAGGCTATGCTACAGGCACATTAGTTGCTACATTTGAGGGAAATATTACAGGAAATGTAACAGGAAATGTATCAGGAAGCTCAGGTTCTACGACTGGTAATGCTGCAACAGCAACTGCCCTAGAGACTGCAAGAAATATAGGTGGAGTCTCATTTGATGGTACAGGAAATATTGATTTACCTGGAGTTAATTCAGCAGGTAATCAAAACACATCAGGTACGGCAGCGATAGCAACAGCAGTAACTGTGGCAGATGAATCATCTGATACAACTTGTTTTCCTTTATTTTCGACAGCAGCTACTGGAGATTTAGGTCCTAAGTCAGGTAGTAACTTAACATTTAATTCTAGTTCAGGCACATTAGGTGCAACAGTATTTTCAGGATCAGGTTCATCACTTACAGGAGTAGTTATAGAAACTGCTAGTACAGGAAGTGCCGAAATACCTGTAGGTACAACAGCACAAAGAGATGGCTCACCTGCAACAGGTATGTTTAGATTCAACTCTACAACAACAGGATTCGAGGGCTACGATGGTAGTGCTTGGGGTGCGATTGGTGGTGGAGGTGGTGCTACTGGAGCAGGTGGAGACGAAGTATTCCAAGAAAACGAAAGAGTAGTTACAACCAACTATACTTTATCTACCAATAAATCTGCTATGTGCGTTGGACCATTAACGATTAATACAGGGGTTACAGTAACAATCCCATCAGGCGAGAGGTTAGTAATACTATGACTTGTAAACTTAATGCAGATACATCAGACGGATTAAAAATAGTATCAGATACAAGTGGGGAAATAGACCTACAGATTGATGCTTCAACTAAAGTACATATGGCAAGTGATGGCAAAGTAGGTATAGGAACTACAAGTCCTGCACATATGCTTCATGTAAAAGCAGGTGATTCAAGAGTAAGAACAGAAGAAACGACTGGTAGCACAATATTTGACATGACCAACACATCAGGTGGACACTTTTTAGATTCCTTTC